ATGAAAAGTGAACTTGTTGAATTAGGCGCGGAAATAGCTATTGCTAACCACGAAAAGAGAATGAGAGAAGTCGAAACGAACGAAAGCGGACTAAAGACGATGCGGTGTCATACGCTGGAAGAATTGCTTGAGAAAGACCCTTGCTTGCCGACTGGCATACCAGCTCTTGATTCTGGTATTGTTGGAATACCTATAAATCAAATGACAACAATCGCGGCGCGTCCTTCAGTTGGGAAAACAGCTTTTATATTGTCAATTATGAGGCATATTGTTAAAACTGATAAACATATTATATTTTTTTCTCAAGAAACAAAAGTCAGATCACTTATGCAAAGAATATTTGCGGCTGAAGTCGGCATGAGTTTGAGCAGATTTAGATCTGCGGATACTCTCTTTAATGATTCAGAAAAAGAAAAGATCGCTAAATTTTATTACGGGGCTGATTGGCTTGATAGAATACATGTATATGATAAACCTTGTGACATGTCTAAATTGTTTTCTTTGTCTAAAAAATCTGTTGATAATGATAAATCATGCTTAATAGCAGTTGACCACGTAGGTCTGGTTCAAGGAATGAATTCGAAGTATGTAAGACGCGAACAGATCGGAGAATATTCTGCATTTTGCAGAGCGTTTGTTTCTGACAACAATGTTGCATGGGTTAACTTATGGCAGTTGAATAGAGTCGCGGCAGATGAAGAACCAGAGCTACATCATCTTAAAGATTCTGGAAGTGGTGAAGAAGATTCTGATTTGGTGCTATTATTATCAGCAAATGAAGAAGACGAAGAAAATAATAGATTGAATATAAATGTTGCTAAACAAAGGCAAGGTTCCAAGTTCAAATTATCATCAAAAAATAATAATCCGGTGTATTTTAACCGGTCACGAATGATAATTGGAGACAGTCCGAGAATTTTAGAATTTTAACAAATAATAATTGACAAATAATTAAATAATCAAGTAACGTATATTAACGGAGGATATATGGATTACATGGATTTTTTAGAAAATAAAACGCAGTTAAGCGGCAATTATGGTTTTGAACCGTTATTTATGCCTGACTGTTTGTTTGATTTTCAGCGCGCGATAGTCGAATGGGCAACGCTTAAAGGAAAAGCGGCAATATTTGCAGATTGCGGAATGGGCAAGTCAATAATGCAATTAGTGTGGGGTGAAAATGTTTTTCGTAAAACAAAAAAACCGGTATTATTATTAACACCGCTTGCAGTATCAATTCAGATGCAATTAGAAGCTGAAAAGTTTGGAATCAATGCAAAACGTTCGCACCATGGAGAAATAGAATCTGATATTGTAATTACAAACTATGAAAGACTTCATCATTTTAAACCGGAAAGTTTTTCGGGTGTAATTCTTGATGAAAGCTCAATTCTTAAAAACTTTAAAGGTCACATCAAACACGATATAACAATATTTATGAGGAAAATTCCTTATAGGTTATTAGCAACAGCAACAGCCGCGCCGAATGATTTTATTGAATTGGGAACAAGCTCTGAAGCTCTAGGTTATCTTGGTTATATGGATATGCTTGGGAAGTTTTTTAAAAATGATCAAAATAATTGTGCAACAAACAGAAGAGGACGTTTTACAGAAGCTACAAAATGGAGACTAAAAGGACATGCCGAGGAAGCTTTTTGGAGATGGATTACTTCATGGGCTCGTGCAGTTCGTAAACCGTCAGATATAGGATTTGATGATAAAGATTTTATTTTGCCTAAATTGATTGAAAATGATTATGAGCTTGATATTGTCGGTAGAATAACTGATGAAGTCTTGCCCGGTTTTGAAATTCCGGCGGTCGGATTAAAAGAACAGAGACAGGAAACACGCGCTACTATTTTAAAGCGTTGCGAAAAAGCCGCAGAACTGGCAAATTCGATTGATGATTATTCTGTTACATGGTGCAATCTCAATGATGAAGGCGATTTGTTAGAAAAAATGATTGATGGAGCTGTTCAAATTTCCGGAAAAGATTCAGACGAGAAAAAAGAAGAAAAACTAATAGCGTTTTCAAAAGGCGAAATTAAAAGAGTAATAATTAAACCAAAAATAGGCGCGTTTGGTCTCAATTGGCAACATTGCAACAATGTAATATTCTTCCCGACATATTCGTATGAGCAATATTATCAAGCTATAAGAAGATGCTGGAGATTCGGTCAAAAAAGAAATGTAAACGTTAATTTAGTTTATACTAAAGGCGACGAGAATATGATTTACGGTCTTAAAAGAAAACAAGATCAAGCTTCAAAAATGTTTGACAATCTAATTAAACATATGAACGATAGTTTAAACATGGAGAATAAAAAAGAATTTAATAAAAAATTGGAGTTACCAAAATGGCTATAATCGAGAAAAAAATAACTGAAAACTACGCGCTTTATAATGGGGATTGTATAGAAGTAATGAAAGAAATGCCCGACGAGTCAATAGACCTTTCTGTGTATTCACCGCCATTTTGCGGATTGTATCAATATTCAAGTTCAGAAAGAGATTTGTCAAACTGCGATTCGTATGAAGATTTTTTTAATCACTATGAATACGTTGTAAAAGAAAAATTCAGAATTACAAAAAAGGGCAGATGTACCGCAGTTCATTGCATGGATACTCCACGAAGCAATACTGGGAAAGATGGATTGCAAGATTTTCCCGGAGATATAATAAGATTGCATGAGAAATGCGGATGGACATATATTGCACGCCACGCGATTTGGAAAGAGCCTTTGACAGTTAGAAATAGAACGATGCAAAAAAATCTAGCACACGCTACAATAGTTTCAGATTCTGTTTATGCTGGCGTTGCCGGTGCCGATTATCTTTTAATATTTAGAAAAGATACTGGAGAAAATGAAATTCCAGTAGCTCACCCGGTAGGATTAAGTTATTATTCTGGAGAAAGACAGATACCAGAAGAGCTAATGAGTTATAAACATTATGACGGTAAACAGACTGAAAACCGTTTTTCGCATTGGATATGGAGACAGTACGCAAGCAGTTTTTGGGATGATATTAGACTTGACCACGTTTTAAAGTTTAAAGAAGCAAGAGACGAAGAAGATGAAAAACATGTTCACCCTTTACAGCTTGACGTCATTAACCGAATTGTAGTATTAAGAACTAATCCCGGAGAAGTTGTTTTTACTCCGTTCATGGGTGTAGGGTCTGAAGTATATTCGGCAGTAGCTAACGAAAGAAGAGGAATAGGAGTTGAACTTAAAGAATCATATTTCAGGCAAGCGGTCAAAAATCTTGCGGAAGTTAAAATATTAAGCGACAAAGAAGAAACTCTGTTTTGACCGCAAAAGAAAACTTTGTTTATTTGCTAAAATCATACGGAGCGACTCCTGAACATAGATTTCACCCCGTGCGCAAATGGCGTTTTGACTTTGCTTTTATCCCGCAGATGATCGCAGTAGAGTTTGAAGGCGGCGTATTTACGCAAGGACGGCACTCGCGTGGTGTCGGTCTTTCCGCGGACTGCGATAAATACAACGAAGCGCAGCGGATGGGCTGGAAAGTCTACAGGTTTACCGCGTGGCACTTTGCAAACTGCCGAGTGAAAAAAACTGCAGATTATATCGAAAAATTGATTGACAAATAAAACTATCAATATACAGTCAAGCAATCGGAGGACGTTATGCAGACTTACAGAGAAGAAATGACGGAAGTATTAGAAAAAGCAATCAGATCAAAATGCAGTAGTGTTGAGTTTGATAAAGACGGCAAATATTCACACACGGCTTCGGTTGCAAGAAATTACAAAGTAGATTCTTATGGGATAGATAGCAGTAATTATATGGAAGTAACGGCAAGATTTAATTTCCTTGAAGACGTTGAAGATGTCCCGGGCGAAGTCGAAAAAGCACTTGATAAAATAAGCGAACTTGAAGAAGTTTACGAGTCGGATTACTGGAGATGAAAAAAGAAATAACTTTTGAGCGCGTAAACGGAAAGACTAAGCTCGGGATTAACCCGGGCGACTTTTACAAAGGCTTACCTGATAATTGCAACGGAATCATAACCATTGAAGACGTTGACAATGTTAAATATTTTCAGCATAAATATTACCGCGGTGAACTATTAGAGTATTGCTCTTTGCATATGGGGTACACCCAAGACGAATGCCACGAATATTTTAAACATAAATATTTAACTTTTCATCTTGCTCCCGGTGAAAAAATACCGTCAAAATATTCAAGACGCGCAAGAATATACGTACGCGAGTATGAAGAAAACGGTGAAATTATAGAGTACGCATACAAATATATTCCGTCTATGGGCGACTTATCATATCAAGACGCTGCAAAGTTTATTCAGCAAGTAGAGTTTTTCGCGGTTGAAATGTGGCAATACTCGACTAATTCAGACTTAAGGGAAAAGGCGCAAATATGAATCATAAATTTCAAAAGATGCTTTCTTTGTGCCGTAAGCAGTTTTTTGCAGGCGCGCAAAATATGAACGTTCCGCGGTTGCGATTTTGGCAAGAACTCGAAGCTAAAGTACTACATTATCAATCACAAGCTGACGGATGGGATAAGTTTAGAAATTACATAGCCGGAAAAGGCGCGACCGGAAGCACGGAAGTAAATAAATTTTGCATTATACTACTTGACGAAATGGAGAAACTATGAAAAATATAACAATTGACCAAATAATCGAAACTTTGAAAGATGAAAACAAGCGCAAACAAATTGAGGAAATAATATGTGATGATAAATCGAAAGGGTTTGAAGAAGATATTTTTATAAGATCAAATTATTATATTACTTACGATTCTCGCGTCGAAGCAGATCATCAAAAAGAATATTCTTTAAAAGACTCTGAGCATTATAATCATTTTGAAAACGAAAAAGAAGCAATAATGATTGCTAAAAAACAAAATGCAGAAAAAAAACTGTATCACATTTCAAAATACTTGAACAAAGGATGGAAGCCTGATTGGAAAAGCCGCGAAAATAAGTTCTATATATTTTACAATCATTATAATCGCTGTTACAGAATAAGTTGCGATCATATATATGATCAATCGCACATATATTTCAAGTCGTCAAGCATGTTTCCTGTCATCAGACGTTTAATGGGAGAACAAAGCCTAAAAGATTATTTTATGTTGGAGTATTAATGAAAGGATATAAAAAGCTTATTGCGTTCGGCGACGAACACCTACCAACGGCGCACGCCGCGCGGCTTCGGATTCTGCTTGACGTTATAGAGTACGAAAAACCAGATATTATTATCTCCGGCGGAGACATGATTAACTGCGATTGTTTAAGCGATTATAGCAAAACGCATGATAAGCTTGTCGGACTACAAAAAGAACTTAAGCAAGCGCATGCATGGATTGAGTCAATAAATAAAGTCGCGCCGAAAGCTGAAAAGGTTTTGCTTGAAGATAATCACTTTTTCCGCCGTCTTGCTGATAAAATGACGCGTGAGCATTGGTTGTCCGATCTTGAAGATATGAAGCCTGAAAACCAATTAAAACTTAATAAATACGGATGGACTGCGCAGTCGGAATATAATTATAAAGACGTACTTTTGATTATGCACGGCGACGGTTCCGGCGGTTCTTCAGCTAATCCAGTCAATCAGGCAAGAAAGGACGCCAACAAATACGGAATAACGGTTGTCAGATTCCATTCGCATTGCACGGGTTTTGAATTGCATAAAAATTACAACGGCGAAGTCGGCGCGATTCAGCTTGGAACTTTTGAGGACGCACAGAAAGCCGGATATATCAAACACGGCGGACTTAATAACTGGACCACGTCTTTCGGATTGTTTTATCTAAGCGAAACGGCGAAAGAGTTTTTCTTTGTGCCGTCGTATTTTATCAATGACAAATGCGTATTAAACGGTAGGCTTTACAAATGACAATAAACGACAACTGCGGTGCTTGCGGTCAATGTTATGATGCGTGCGCATACGATGCGATAATGATAATAAAAAAAAGCGGGTATTCTGATTTCGTGATTAACCCGTCGAAGTGCGGTGAATGTGGAGCTTGCGAGGCAATATGTCCGTCGGATGCTATAAATGATAATTGACGGTGTACAAATAGTAGTACCGTGCTACAATAAGCCGTTTGGATGCAATAACAGCGCTACAGATAGACATCATTGCTTTTCACAGACTAAACACAACGTCAAGAAATACGGAAGAAAAATCATTGACAGCAAGCAGAACATACGGTACTTTTGCAATAATTGTCACGCGTCGCATAGGAAAGTACCGAAATGGCTGATCTGGAATGAAGTGACATTTTTGCAGCGGTTGCATGATGAAGACAGAGATTATTTAAACGCCGAATATGATCCGGCTAATATAAAATAGTACTTGACAAATGAATAGTATTATATTATATTGATTACAGTTATAGAAAATCTGACAAGCCTCTCAAAGAAGCTCAAATGTGTCGGATGTTATGCAAAGATAACCGGACGTCGATTGACTCTTTACAGTGGACGGGCGAAACCGGAAAGGACGGCGGGAGAGTGGCACGAACTACAATCATTATTTCAAGACTTATCACAAGCACGGTTAAAATGATATATGCTCACCCCGTCCGTCTACAATTATCAATACTTGACGCTATATACGATTTCGGTGTTAAAGTCGGTACATGGGGCATTAAATGACTGCTATTATAGCATTATATTCATCTTTGTTTGTTGTGCTGATTGCCGGGTATATTGTATTAGTTGTCGGGAATAGACCAGATAAACCAGCTTAACTAACCTCCGTATGTTAAGTGCATATATATGCCCCCGCCCTCTGCGTAAGTACGGCGGGTTTCTAAGGATTAAAAGTTAGTTAAGACAAACAATATTAGCGTATCATATCGGGTATAAAATGAGACACAAGCCCCTTAGTGTATCATATAAGGTATAAAATGGAAGAAGCAATAGAGTATAGATGCCCGACGTGCGGAGAAACTGCACATACTGTAATTGAAGGTGCTGTCATAAGATGCCGTTGCGGTGCGGGGATGATGCGGATAACACCGGTTAAGGCTTGAAAGGATTCCGAGGCGATAGAGTGAATAAATCTATAATGATAAAAGGTAGACCCATTTGTTATGGATGCGACAAAAGAGACTGCGCCGGTGGTTGCAAAAAGGCTTTAATCAAAAGAGCTCATGCAAAATCCCGGAATTACAGTAAAGCACTAATAAGACAAGAACTTGACGATTATATGAATGAGGCAGTATGAGTAAAAGAAAATTGACCCATAAAAAGGAAAATAGATGAACATTGCTAAATGGTCAAGCCCTAAAGATATAGAAGGAATAATAGACGATTATTTTGCTAAAACACCTGATGAAGAAATAACTTTATCGGGATTATGTATTGCCCTTGATTCAAACAAGCAGACATTAGCTAACTATCAAGAAAAAGAAGACTTTAAGCATATAATAACAATGGCTAAAATGCGGATCGAGAACGCATACGAAAGAAGCTTGCGCAAGAACGGCAGAAGTGGCGACATATTTGCACTAAAGAACTTCGGTTGGGAAGACAGACCTAAAAAGCAAGAAACAGACGACACCTCAAACGACTTATCAATATTACAGCAGGCATTAGGCATTGATACAACAAATTAGCGATAAAAGCAAACAGGCTTTCAAATCAAGCGGGTTCCTTACAGTCTATGAAGGTGCGGTTCGTTCTGCTAAGACTTTCACGTCTCTATTACAGTGGTACAAATACGTCTTAATGTCTCCGGAAAAGACTTTTTTGATGTCTGGAAATACTCTTGGTTCTATAAGCCGCAACTGTCTATACGGAGACTTCGGATTTATCGCTATTACAGGAAACAAAGCAAAACCGAAAACAGACACCGACGGCTCAAAGTATTTACAGCTAAAAGATAAGCGGATATATTACTGCGGAGCTGACAATAAAGCGTCATTCAAAAAGATCCGTGGTTTAACGATTGGCGGATGGTATGCTGACGAAATAAATCTTCATGATCGCGACTTTATCGAGACAGCATTAGCGCGGTCCTTTGCATCAGTGGACCGACAGAATATATGGACGTTGAACCCGGACCGCCCCGGGCATTACATTTACACTGACTATATTGACAAGTACAGAGACGCGCAGATTCCGGGATATAATTACTTTCATTTTACGATGGAAGACAACCCGGCGATAACACCAGAAAGACTAAACGAGATACGCGCTCAATATACGGGCGTGTTTTATCAAAGATATGTGCTTGGTCTACGTGTTGCTGCCGAAGGTGCGTGTTATCCGTCATTTACAGACGCAAACATCATTGACAATCTTCCGGAAGAAAGAATATTGTTTTCTGTTCTTGGTTCTGACATCGGAGGTAATAAATCGGCTACAGCCTTTGCATTAGTAGGGTATTATCTTAAAGATAAGAAGATGCACGCTGTACTGATTGATGAAGTATATGATATTGAAAACAAGAACACCGATACTATATTAAGTAAATGGCGAACGTTCGCAAGCAACGTAAAAAACAAATATAATTGCTATGACTGCTACACTGATAGCGCGGAGCAGTTAATACTCAAATCAATGCGTGATGCCGGAATAATGAATGTTCATAACTCGCTTAAAAAGCCAGTGATTGACCGCATAAGATTTTTAGATATGGCATTTGCTAACAAGCGGTTTTACGTACTGAAGCACTGCGCTAAAACAATAGACGCTATAAGATCGGCGGTATATGACAGTAAAAGTCAGGAAGAGAAAAGACTCGACGATGGAACAACAAACATCGACTCGCTTGATGCTATGGAATACGCCTTTGAAAAACACATGGGGGATTTTATATGATACTCAAATCAATCTGGAATTTCATTACAGGGCGTAAACTCCCTCAGGATATTGTTATGTCAGACGAGCTTATAAACAAGTGGCTTGACATTTACCACGGAAAATCCGAATGGATTAAGTATTCTTACCCGTCATTGACAGGGCGAAAGATAGAACGCAGACGCAAATCTTTAAACGCGGCAAAGCTTATATGCTCAGAATTGTCGCGCCTTGTGTGGTCGGAAATGCCGGAAATGAATATTGACGACGACATCGAAAAGTTCCTCGAAGAAAATAACTTTGAGAATAAAATGGTGCAGTTTACAGAATACGGAGCGGCGGGCGGTGGTTATGCGTTAAAGCTTTACAGTAAAGACATGAAGCTTAAACTTGACTATGTACCAGCTAATATGTTTATTCCGGTTACGTGGGATAACAAACGTATAGCGGAAGCAGACTTTATCAGCCGTGAAATAATAAACGAGAAATCATATCTTAAAAAAGAAAAGCATCGCAAGACCGAAACCGGATATATTATCGACGTTGAAATATACGACGACAGCTCTGAAGGAAGCTATAAACGCGTTCAATCTTTAGAGCCTGAATCAGTTGAAATCACAGTATCAAGACCATTGTTTGTCTATATCTCAAACCCGGAAGCAAACAATCTTTCTTTATTTTCACCGCTTGGAATATCATTATACGCTAATGCAGTTGATACACTTGAAGCCCTTGATATTGCCTTTGACGCATTAGTGCAAGAGATTGTTCTCGGTCGCAAACGCATTATAGTTCCGGCAAGCGCAACACGTCTATTCGTTGACACTGAGACAGGAAAGCGTGTACGATACTTTGACCCATCAGACGAAATCTTCCAGGCGTTCAACCCCGAAGACGCTCAAAATATCAAGATCACAGACAACACCGTAGAATTGAGAATTGAAGAACTAAGACTTGCAGTTCAGACTCTACTTGATGTTCTTGCAACGCAGACGGGGTTCAGCGCGGGTACGTTCTCTTTTGACGGCGTTAGCATGAAGACCGCGACTGAAGTAATAAGCGAAAACTCAAAGACATTTAAACTTAAGCAGTCTTTTGAGAATCAGATAAAATGCGGCGTGCTTGACTTGCTTGAGACCATAAGGGAGATCGGAGGTCTTTACGGCATAAATACGTCTACTGAAGAATACAGTATGATATTTAATGACGCCGTGATCGAGGACCGCAACAGCAAGACTAGTTATTGGCTGCAGAGATACTCCCAAGGTACAGCGACACTCAAGACGGTCCTTGAAGAGCTTGACGGGATGACTGAAGAAGAAGCTGAAGAGGAAGCGCAAAAGATCAAAGATCAGAATGCTACTATTGACAGCAGTTTCGTAGGTATATGACAGCAGCCGCGATGTTATTTGAAATGGAGACGGAAATCATACATAATATGATACGTCTTTTAGAACGTGGATCGGTCGACTCTGCAATATGGCAAGCCGAACGACTGACAGAACTTGGTTTGCTTAAAGCACGGAATAGAAAGATCACAGAACGAGAACTGCCAAAGATAATTGAACAGGCAAAGAATGAAATAAAAGCGGCTGGCTATTCAGCCGCAAATAGAATTGACTGGCTTGCATCAGACAATAAGATTAAAGACGCTTTGCCGGTATCAGCAAGTCCGAGACTACGTGAAGTTATCGGAACATGGGAAAATCAGACCATGAACCAAATGAACAATCTCGGGATGACATTGATTAAGCAGTCTGAAAGATTATACATTGACACTATATACAAGGCTACTGCGGCAAGGCTATCAGGCGTTACGACATCACGGGAAGCAATAGCTAAAGCAAGCTCGGAATGGCGCGCAAAAGGTCTCCCGGCGTTAGTAGACAAAGCCGGACGGCAATGGTCGTCTGAAGCATACGCACAGGTTGTTGTAAGATCAAACGTTCGCCAAGTATCGACAGAAACAGCCGCGGAAAGATGTACAGAATTAGAGATAGATCTTGTGGAAGTATCGAGTCATTTAGGTGCGCGTCCTTTATGTGAACCGTATCAAGGCAAAGTCTACAGTCTACACGGCAAGACAAAAGGCTATCCGCTATTATATCAAGATACAAGTTACGGAGACCCTGCGGGGCTTTTCGGCTGTAATTGCAGACATACGTTTTATCCGTATCAGCCCGGGACGGAAAAGACATATAATCCTTACCCGAAAAAAGAAAACGACAAGGTTTATGAATTATCTCAGCAGCAGAGAAAGCTTGAAAGAAGCATAAGACAAGCGAAACGGGAAGAGAATCCCGAAAAGGTCAAAGAATATCAATCTCAGTTACGTACTCTTGTTAAAGATAATGACTTAACAAGACAGTACGCAAGAGAACAAATATTTTAAGGAGTATCAATGAAAAGAAAAGGAGCACGCAAAAGAGAAATCCCGACAGCAGTAATCAAAGAGGTTGTTTTCGGCTTTTTGGCTGAGACAATTAGAATGCCGTTTGCAAAGCGGTTAAAGTTTGCAATTAAAATTATGAGAGGCAAAATATGAGCGAAGAACAGACGCAGACAGAACAGACAGTACAGGCACCAGTTGAACAGGTACAGCCAGAACAGCCGAAATACACAGATAAACAGCTAAATGACCTTATAGCTAAGAACAGCGGAAAAGAACTTAAAAAGACGCTTGAGGCTTACGGGCTTAAATCGCCTGAAGAAATAGCTGAACTTGTTAAGCTTAAGCAGTCGCAAATGTCAGACGCAGAAAAGACAGCCGCAAGGATTGCAGAGCTTGAAGCATCGTATAAGTCAGCACAGGAAAAAGCAGACGCTGCAGAGGCAAAAGTTGAGGCTATTGCTAAAGGCGTTCCGGCAGAAAAGGCGGCTAAAGTCGTAAAGCTTGCCATGTCCGGAGACTACGAAGGAGACAGCATTGCTGACAAGATAGGGAAAGTTCTAGCTGAATTTCCTGAGTTTATCGCAAAACAGGGCGGCGCGGACTTTGGCGGGCAGACTAATGGGCAGACACCTAACGCAGATGACGAACTCAGAAAGAAAATGCGAGCTGTTGCCAGAATATAAAATAGTACTTGACAAATGTTTAGTATTGTAGTATATTGACTAAAACTCGCTATCATTTCCGCTCGTTCGGGAGCTAATCCGAAGTAAAAGGGCTTGAACTTTAAATCAAGGTAATAACCAAAACTAAGATTAAGGACAGGCTCTTTTTTTATGCCTGTCGAAGGACAAAAACAAATGGCAAACACAGTAACAAAAGCCGTTTTGTATACCGAAATTCTTGACGGTGTGCTTGCGGCTGGTCTCACTTCCGCGCCATTGACAGCAGATGAAAATCGTGTCAGATATTCAGGCGGCGGAACAGTAGAGATCGCAAAACTATCGACTTCGGGATTCGGAGATTATTCAAGGTCTTCAGGTTATCCGGACGGATCTGCGACTCTTGCATGGGAAGCGCATACTATCAGCATGGACCGAGGCGTTAAATTCACAGTTGACGTTATGGATCAGGATGAGACTATGCAGGCACTTTCTGCGACTAACCTTATCTCGGAATTTACAAGAACTCAGTCAATTCCGGAAGTAGACTCTTACAGATATTCTAAAATCTTTCAGAATATCGTTAATGATTCGACTGCTAGATTCGAGTATTACACACTTGATGTGTCAACCGTACTCGGGAAACTTCAGGGTAATATTGCTGACATTCAGGATGTCATCGGCGAACAGGAACCTCTTATTTGCTTTATCTCTGGCGAAGCGTTTAAGTATCTCACCCAGTCGTCTCAGCTTTCTAAACAGCTTGGTGTGCAGAACGTAACCGGCGCGAATGGAATAACCACTAAGATTTATGACGTTGACGGTGTTCAGATCGTTCCAGTTCCTTCCGCACGTATGAAAACAGAATACGCATTCAGTGCAACTAATGGATACTCGGTTAAACCGTGGGCTATGACTATGAACTGGATCGTCATGGCGAAATCTGCGGCTGTTGCTTTCACTAAGCACAACAAACTTAAAGTATTCGGTGCAGATGTCAATCAGACTGCCGACGGCGAACTCATTCAGGCTAGAATGTCTCATGACCTATGGGTATATGAGAACAAACACAACGGAATATTTATCTCATTGAAAACCGCAACTATCGCAGGTTTCTCGGCGGCTGAACTTTCAACAACCAGTGCGACTAACGTAACTTACACTATCGCGACTTACGCAAGCAAAGACACTGGTCATAAGTTTTATTACTACGATAACGGCAAAGCAACAGACTTTACAGCTCCAACAGCTTACTCAGTTTTTGACACTACTGGATATGTTGAAATTGTTTCAGCAACTGCAGTTTCAGACATTGTAACTTCAGGCTATTATGGTGCGCTTGTCGAACTTGACGAGAACGGGCGCGCAGTAAGATTCGAATCAATTCAGGCAACGGCTTAATCCATGGCGAAGTCGATTCTTGACAGACTAAAAGAAGGTGATTTTCTCACTGCGGATTATGTTCGCACTTATGGGCTGATAGAGTCGGCTTCGTTTAATCGACTATTTGAATTAGAACCTAGATTGAGCATGTCCGCTAATGACGCGGGCGTGCTTTAAATTATTACTATGAGTCAGCGAGGACTACATAATGCCATACGCAGACATTACTTTTTATCGCGATACATACGCCGGATCGGCAGTAAGCGATGATACCGAACTGAAAAGATTATTGACTAAAGCGTCAAACGATATTGATTTAATATGCAATTATAATTTTACTTTTTCGGAACTTGACGCAACAGATCAAAACTTTGTTAAGATGGCAAACTGCGCGCAGGCTGAGTCATATGCTGTACGCGGTGAAGATGACCAAGACTTTCAGAATATATCTTTAGGTGCTTTTTCAATTTCCGGCGGTGGCAAGAAAAATCAAAATTCATACGTTTGTGATAACGCGCTTAAATATCTATATATGACATCATTCTATACCGGAGCTATTATAGTATGCGGCAAATCCCGAAGATTGTACTAATACATTCCGGAACGCATTACAGCGTTACTAAAGACGAGTACGGCAACGATACTATCACAGCATCCGCACCGTTAAGCGCGATTAGATGCGAACCGGTAAAGTCTTCGGCTCTAAAGGCTCTCGGAGAGATGAAAGATGATGTATTAACTTTATACTTTGACTGCGTAAATTCATCGCCGAAAGGGCAGACGTTTAACAAATACGATAAGATAACTTTTAACAGTCAGTCGTATGAGATAAGAGAAGTAAAAGATTTTTCGCCTCATCATTACGAGGTTTACTTGAAATGAGCGTGATATTCGACACTGGGAAATGTCATAAAAGATTAAGCGGAAATATTGAGAAAGCGCAACGGGCACTTGATGCGCAAGTAATTAAAGACTCAAACTATTATGTTCCGTTTATAACAGGAGACTTGCGCGACTCTTCGGACGCGACAAAGATTGGAAGCGGTGTGATTGAATGGAAAATCAAATATGCAAGAAAGCAGTATTATGACGCGCCGATGAAAACATTAACATATAATCCTAACGCAAGACAGAAATGGTTTGAAGTCGCTAAGGCATTAAAGAAAAAGGAATGGGTAGAGCTGGCAAATGCTGAATATAATAAGTGAAGTAAACGCGTGGTTAAAGACGAGAACTACTCCTTACGCGCCGATTGTTCAGAACGCATGGAGCGGTATCAGTGAGGAAATAATGACTCGGACTGACCCGTCATCAATAGAAACAAGATACTTCGACGGTACGCGTGTTGGAACTCTAAACTTTTCTTATTATGCTAAAAGCAAAAATCAGCAAACAGCAAGAAATCAATTAGAAACGATTATTAACGTTCTGGATTTACAGAATGTCGATATAACAGACGCTTTAATGATAGCGAACTGCGAAGCGTTGACAGTTCCGGTGTACGTAGAAAAGACAACAGCATCGGAACACATTTGGACGGCGAGTTTTAAATTAGAATACATTAACAAGGAGGCATAGAAATATGTCAAAAATTTTTGAGCTGAATTATCAGAGTTTGTACGAAATAAACACAACTCCTGAAGCATCAACAGCAACATGGTCAAGAATCGGGGCAGGTATCACAAGTGCCGATCCGTCAAACAACGAGTCTAAAGACCAGACAAATTATCTCGACGGCGACGGCTATGCAGAGTCGGAAATTATCGGCGCACAGTTTACGCTCGCATTCTCAGGGCACAGAGTTCACGGCGACGCGGCTCAGGACTGGATCGCATCAATCGAACATGAACTCGGCGACAACAGAAAGACGCAGTTTAGATACACCGACATGAAAGGCAACAAGAAAACAGGTAACTGTACAGTAGTTGACGTTGACTTCGGTGGCGGTGACGCGGCAAGCAAGAAAGAAATATCTTTCGGTATTGACGTAAACGGCAAGCCGACAGTAACACCGGCAACAGCAGCAACAGACCTTGAGGCAACAGTAGCACCGGGCACAGTAGCAGGTACAACTTCATTTACAGCAACAGTAACATCCGGAAGCGGAAACTCTCTCGCGTATAAACTCAAATCAGCGACTCAGGGCACTGTTTACGGCGGTTCTTATGCTGAAAATTA